TTGATCTCCCTAGGCTCAATGCTGCCAAAGCCAGCCACTTTTTGAGAAAACCTTCCGAAGTCGTAATCCTCGAGGGGATGGTAATGCCCACCTCACTACATATACCCAGTTAATATCTCTGGCCCGGTAGCGCGTCGTGCGAGATTCTTGAAACTTAAGTGCCGGCCAGGGTCTAACCGACTCGGGGATCTCTCCCTCGCCCCTTGTGAAGTAAACCCTCTTGAGAAGATTCAGCCGTTATGCTGCCCTTTGTGGCACAGCTACAGCCCTAACGTATTTCTCTCAGGTGGTGCTTTTGGTCAGGGTTCCCAAGCATCAGCATCTTCACTGCCGATCTTAGTTGTCGAAGATACTCTTTGGCTTTGACGCCGATGCCTCAGTTGGAGCTTCAGGCTCCGCTTCTGGAGGCGTACCGGCGGCCTCCGCGGCAGAAGAGTTATCTTCGACTGGTTTTGGTGTGTCGAACAACGAGCTCTTTTTAGGAGGCTCTGTTGGCGTCACTTGTTCTTCTTGTGCGACAGTCTCAGGAGCGTCTGCACTTGTCTCCGCCGGCGCCGATTCCGGCTCATCTGCTGGGGCAGGTTCATCGGGTGTGGTGTCGACGTCTTTGACGTCGATGGCGAAATCGATATCATGGAATATGTTGGCTGGCTCAGGACCGGTTCCATCTTCTTCTGGTTCTCCAGCTGTTTCTGGAGCCGCATCAGCTTCTTGGATCGTCTCGGCATCTTCAGGACCTTCTGTGATAGCCTCTTCGCCATTGCGGCGATTAGCATCTTCCTGGGCGGCCGTATAGGACGCCACGGCGACCTTAGGCTGTGAAGGTGAGTTTACGGTGATTGGGATGGGCTCTTTGATGATTGTGGCGCTATGGCCATTCTCACCGCGGCCGGCGATGATTTTCACAGGGAGCTCTTCGTCCGGCAATGTCGGGTACATGCCACGGATATAGTTCCGGATAGCTTCCTGGATCTCGGGTTCTTGCAATGTGATTTCCACGTAAGTCTTCCTTTTCTCGGGATCATGTGTTGCAGGGAGCAGGTCACGGTTTTGGTCAGTGACCTTGCGCGGCGAATAGGTATCAATGTCTGGCATTGGGTTTCCTTGGATTGTGGATTAATGTTGGGTTATAACAACTTCCATCCTCGGATTGGCCTTGTCAATGTTTTCTGCATTACAAGACAATGATCTGATATTATCTAAATCATCATCAGTGAGTTTCCCCAATTCGACCAATGCGTCAGAGAAGTATTTGTCGATAATCGCCACAGCGTTCATGAGATCGCGTGTCTGACGATTTGGGGGGTACAGGATATAGTGCAGGTGAATGACGCCCCAGAGGGCTGTCAGGTCCGGCAGAGCCAATATTTGAGGCTTCACGGCTTCTTTGAATTTCTTCTTCGTGGAATCGGCCGTCTGATAGTGCCAGTTCCGGTAGTTATTCATCGTCAACCAGTGTTTCTTGGTTGGCTTTGTCACTTTACCGGATTTCAGAGTTCGGGTGGTTCCTCCCGTATAAAGAGGGAGAACCAAACGGTAATAATGGGGAACAGGCATCGGGGCCTCCTTTGCATCTCAAGAGGCCCCTAGCCCCACTGCTCGCGCTCGATTTAGTTCGCGAACAGCGATTTCCCACCACCCCCTGCGGCACCGCCGGCAGCTTTCGCTGGTCCGGATCCAGCCACTGGTTTCGACCGATCTCGGATCTCTCCGGTGTTCTTTTCGGCCCAGAGGGTGATGAACATGTCTTCTTCGGTGATGTCACCGCCGCGCTTCAGCTCAGGCACCGTCTTGCGGGTGTCTTTGTGGAAGAACTTGTCGAATTCGTTAAATTCACGGGTTTCCGCGATATTAACGTAATCACCGGCAGAGTTCTTTTCCTGCTTGTTTTCGCGAACCATCAGAACGCCGGCCAAGAGTGGCTTCGTCAGAATGGACGTCACGACAGGGAGAGCTTTTTCGACTTCGCCTTTGGCTTCGTAATCGTAGACCTTGATGACTTTCTCTTCGACAGTCTGTTCAGAGAACGGATGTCCAGTCGTCACAAGACAAAGATCGTTAATCGTTTCATAGCCTGGCAGCATGAACTTCTTGCCGTCTTTTGTGTACGTCGGCTTGCCTTCGCGGTTGGTGAACCAAACACGCTCACGGATTTCTTTGCCGTCGACTTCAAGGACAATATTCATGCACTGAGCTTTTGAGCTCGATGCCGGCGTGATGTACGCCATTTTGACAGCTGCGTCATAGACGCCGGAATTGACCAAATAGCCTCCGCCACCAAGGCGGTCTTCCTGTTCAGCAACACCTTCGAGTTCTTTTTCCAAGTCCTGGAACATTTTATTTTACCTTTCGGGTTTCAACGTGACCTATGGCCACCAAAAAACAAAACTCAATTAAACGCCAAAATGTGCGTTCATATGTTCAATGAGCTTTGCAACGTCGTTGTCCATATAGATCTGGTTCCGTTGGAACAGACCGATAGGACCCCGGATTCGTTCACCAACCGTCTCTTTGGTGAGACGTGTTTGGAAAACGTGTTTGTAACCAACCATCTTGTCATCTTCAGTGATGTTCAAGAGTGCTGGATCCATACCTTCAAGTTTCTCGAGAGGGATTCGCTTGGTGGAGACCACTGTCGAGAAATAGGCTTCAATTCCCTGATTGGCGAGCTGGCCTTTGATAGGAACGTATGTCTTATCGTTCAGCGCAGCGTCCTGCTCAGTGCGAGTATGTGCCAAAAATATCACATGCTTGCCGGCCTTGAGTGCTTTGGCGACAGACTGCTGCATGAGGTTCTTAAAGAACTGAGCATACTGCTGCCATGCATCACGACCGTCTTTGGCTCCTACGATGTAGAGGCTTTCGAACATGTCCATCATGAAGGTGAGTGAATCAATGATGACGCCGTCGAATTGTGGAGCATCAACCACCTCGTCGATCGTAGAAGAAATCTCATACGGATCGGTCACGATAGCTGCGCGGAAGTTATGCGGAAACGGCAAGTCTTTACCAGACTCAGTGTTCAAATAACCCCAGCGTTCCTGGTTCGGCAGATTCATCAGCGATGTGGATTTACCAGAAGCGGATTCGCCGCTGATAAGGATTAGCTGACCTGGCATTTATCTTTCCTTTTATGGTTCGGTTTGTGTGGATTTCCGGGCAACCGTCTTTAAGACTGTCATCCGGAGCTCATTTTCAGAGAGCGGCGATTGTAGCTGATCATTAAAGTGAATGACCCGAGCCTCAATTGAAGGATAATCCAATCCCCCATCAAGAAGAGCCAGAGCATACTTGATCATCTGGTTGTTTCGGTTTCCTGGTTCCATACGTTCAGCGAACCAACGCTCCAAGGCCCCAAGATCTTTGAGTTCAGTCATCTGATTGATGTGTTGCTCATTTTTCGAAGTCTTTGGAATGAAGCGTACCGGATCCAGCAAAACCCCACCCATATTGTAATGGTGCTGCGCTCCAGGATTAGTCATCCATTTACGCTCTCGCTGGTTGGATCCTTCATCAGAATCAAATGGCAGCCATTCCATGATATTATTCATGAATTGGCGATAATCCTCTTTATTGAGGAATAGCTCATATTTCAGAGGCATCACGATACGGAACCGGTCTTTGCCTTCTTCGCCGTGTCGCTTAGTCGTGTGCGTCATGAACATGTAGTCCCGGAGCATCTCGTGGGCGAATGCGAGTGATGTTTCACCATCGACATCGAGGACAACCATATTGAAGCCTTCAATGACTTTGTCGCCGCGACGATGACCTTCATGGAAACGGTGGTTACACCAATGATGATCAGCCGCTCCGGTAAGTCGCCACATCTGGTCAAAAGGCTGAACTTCTATGGCATAGCCTGTGGCCATATCTTCGCTCACCGTAAAAAGCATCTGATCCGTATTGGTCTCATTGAGGCTTTCGCCGGTGAAGAACTCAATACCTTCGGCAAACGTCTTCTTGATGATGATGTTGTTCTTATATCCCCACGCTGTAGCGAGATCCATGATCTCCCGGCGTTGAGTGCTGCTGGTCTTATAGTACGGAAGATTCTCCGTCAGATCAGCATGAGTCAGCTCCCCGTTGAATGAAGCAATATATCGAGCCAGCTTCACATATGGCGCCTCACGAGAGAGGAGCTTCTTGAAATCCTGGCCAGAGCTCTCAACCAGATGAATAGCCTGATAGAGGTTATCTTCGGTCATTACCGGAGATTGATCCAGAAAGGCGTATACGCCGGCAAGCTTCAGCGCCTTGAAGTATCTGTGACCTAGCTCAGTTTTTTGCAGATCTTGATACTCTTCCAGAGCATCAGCCTGCTCCTCACATAGGAATCGATATTCCAGAAGCAGAATGCCAACATTGTCTGGTACCTCAATCTGGTATTCATGGTTCATCTCGCTGGCCAGCTGAGCAAATCCTCGAGATAGCACTGCGACATCGCTTTCCATTGCAGGGTCTGTCAGGGCTGCATAAACATCTGCAGCTGAGCGCTTCTTCATAGAGCGTTCCTGTTCGCCCCAGGCGAAAAGCATACGGCGTGCGTAGCCAGTTTGAAGAAACTCAAAGAAAGTGTCTTCTGTGGCTCCACCATCCAGTAATTTAGATGGGGTGCCAAAGAGCAGCATATTAGCTGGTGTCGGTGCATCGAGGTCGATACCCCGAGAATTGTCGACAGTGTTTTTCGTCAGTTTTGCTTTGGTCTTGCCCTTATCATAGAGCTCGAGAAATGTGTTCATGATCTCTGCGCTCTGCAGAAGATTAGAACCAACTTCATCGATTTGGAGATTGATCCCGCCACATCCGGAGAGCATCAGTTTCTGGCGAAGCTGCTTCACTGCCGGCACGGTGCCGCTATCGAATGTAAAAGGATACGGACCCGCCTGATCATACTCCCTCTGAAGAGAGGTTTCTTCTGTAGACGGATCCGTTCCCTTATAAGCAGCCCGCTTATTCGCGAGGCGTATCAGGTTCTTTTCTGCAAGACCCTGCATCGTTGTTTCGATGAAACGCTTCTTGAAGCCATGCATCAGCGTGTCTTCAATAATACCGACAGAATGACCCTTACCAAAGCCTGATGTGGCGAGAGCCAGAGCATACAGGTTTACCGGGATCTTACCGCGGTCTTTGGTGATAATCTCCGCTCTCATCGCAGCAGCCATCTTTGCAAGAAAGTAGGCGCACTCAACTCGAAAGAAGTTTCGATTATCGTTTTGAGTCTTCTTGGAAATGATATTGACCATACGTTCCAAGACAGGATGATCGGTCAGCGTATTGAAATCACGCATTGAGGTACCCTCTAAAAATTGAATTCCCACGCTCGTGCAATGAACGCTCTCTGCTGCAGACAGGACTTGTTGGGGACTCTCTGCAGAAAGTCACCTTTCTCGGGGAAACTGGTTAATCTGTTTGATACTCTAGTCGCTGCGTACACAGAGGTGCTGCATCACAATAAGAGCATCGGCGAACTTCGCCTGGGAATGTTTTAATGACACCCACTCCGCCGGCTTTAGCTTTGTGCTGCATAGCCGCAGGGTAAGAATCAAAATTCTTGGTGGCCCGGCCGTTCTTTTGAGCGGTCTCGGGGTTCTTGTAATACTTGTGGACGTCAGGCTGCTTCCACAGTTCTTCTTCCTTGCAGCGAGGCATATCGCTTTCGTGCTTCATAGGCACAGTAGCAAGGATCTCGTCGATCTTCTTGATGATGAAGCGCTCAGTTTCTTCGAGGCTCATCAATTGAACTGGCAGCTCGCTGACGGGGAATGGCGGATAGTTATCAATCCTAGAAGCCTCACCGCGCTTCCAATCTTTGAAGATGAAGTTGATAATCCCAACCTCGGAAGTGATCACTTCTGGATCCAACCAGCGATAAATGCTCAGCTGGACAGCAAAGTCTGATTTCTCAGATTGATTCATTTTCAGCCATTTGTAGGTCGAAGTGGTTTTGTTGTCTTCAACCCGCCCAGCAAACACCTGGTCAAATTGTCCTGAGATCCAGACCTTGGTTCCGTTGGTCGCAGTGATCATCCGGAAACGGCGTTGCTCCAGATAGAGCGGTATTGCGCTGGGGTTTTGCTCGAGCAATTTCTTTTTTGGATTAATCACAAGATTGTCGATTATACGCTGTGATGTACCGATTTTCTTGAGAATTTGATCTCGAGCATCTGAGAAGATTGCACTCTCAATTCCAGAGTGAATTGACTGACCCATCCGCGCAGCAACCAAATCCTGAAGGTCTATCGTACTATCTTCTGGCGGTACACGGTGTCCGAGGACAAGAGCCTTAGTGGGCTTCAAAAGTGTCGTAGCTGAGACGATCGGATTGTCATCTTGAGGTGCATCAACTGGATCATGATCATAGGTATCATGGGCAAGCCATATAGCCATCACGAGGCCCAGATTTGCTTGGTTCGTTAGCGGACGGTCAGTCATTAGGAGATCCTATTCGTTGGCGACAATCTTTGTCGGTTGGGTCCGGCCCATGTACTCTTTCGGCGACATAAGGCCCAGATAATAGATACCAAAAAAGAAGAAATTTGCCACCCATGAAGGGTTTAATTCATACTTTTCTTGGGCTTTCATCAGGGCTGCTTGGCGGAGCGTATCCATCGCATCTGCGTCCATTCGCTTGCGGGTTGTCTCGGTCAAGACGTTGATTTTAACCGCCATGGGATATGGCGCCACACCGGCATCTTCGTTGCCAGGGTGTACTGCTGCAATTTCCACTGCAGCCATCCAGAAATGTTTCTTGTCTTCAGCCATCAGGGTATTCCTCTGCTATTTCTCGGCCTATTCGTTTAATGTCCATTATGGACGCGGAGTTTGGTATACTGTGCTCTTCAGCCCATGTCGGATAGAAGATTGAAGCTTCACCAGAAAGATGAACATCAGGGTGACTGATATCCGGGTGATTTTGCCATTTCACTTCTTCAGAGAGTGTTCGATTGAACCATTCCACAATATGTGAATCAGCCCGAACCAAGTAATACTGGGCATCATGAATCTGGCAACAGATTCTAATGTCAGCCCTTACTGGGTGCGCTCGAACTTTCTTCATAAAAGCTGTGGCAGCACGATTGTTCAACAAGCCCCAGGACTGGCCAAGGGCATTGCCGGCAGTACGAGCCTCAGAGAGCGCCTGGTACGGCGTGTGACGCTTTGTGTTGAGTGTCTGACCCAATAAAGGTGTTCTGACTCTCAAGCCAAAAGCGACAGTGATATAGCCGTTATCTCTGGCTCCTTGGATCTTGAGATCGACCCAATCATCTGAGTGCTTATAGAGTTGATGGTATTTCCGTTCGATATCCAAAGCCTGGACTTTGTCGATGCCACACTGTGTGACCAGAGCATGGTGGGTACCGCCATATGTCAGCGCGAACGTCGGTGCCTTTGAATCTTGTCTCTCCTGCGGATACTTAACAGCAATAGAATTGATGGAAGAAACAGAAGCAGGGTCAATGTCGGGCATATTATCGCCAAAATAAGAATAAGCGCGTAGACAATGACCATCATAACCATCGGTATAGACTTTCAGTTTGTTGGGATCTTTGGTCGTCAGTGCTGAGATCTTATCCTCGAGACTATCGAAGTCGAGACCCATGAAAAGATATCCAGGAGGTGCCTTCACACATCGTTTGATGTACTTAGCGAGTCTGGACCCAGAAGGAATATTCTGAAGGTTTGGATCCGAGGAGCTCAATCTGCCTGAGACAGTACCACCCAAGTTAAAAGAACCATGAAGATAATGCCATCCATCTGGACCTTTCCGAGCATTCTTAAATGCCGGGATAAATGTCGATAAGAGGATACTCACGTCTTTATATTCGATAAGGGCATCGAGAAGTTCGAGCGTGATTACATCATTCGTATGGTTCTTTAGGTTCTTTAGAATGGCTCCTTTAGTTGATGGAGCACCGCTGTCTGTTTTTCCAAGGACTGGGAATCCAAAGAAGGCTGGATCAAATAGCAAGCCAGCCAGCTGAGTATCGCTGCCAGGATTAAACTCGGCAGTGGCGTCAGAAAGGGTAACCCTTTTCTTTTTGAGTCGAGCGTTCCACTTGGATATTTCCATTTGTCGAAGGTGGTGACGGTAATCTTGGACAACTTGGTTCCCCTGGATTGTAGCTTCTGCCTGGGCCTTGAGCTTCATCAGCTCAGCTTCGGATCCATAAACAGAAGGCATGTGAACAGGCAGCCCAGTGAGCTGCATATCGATAATGTCGATGAGAGACGGCCGGAAGATTTCTTTGTACACCGACATCTGATCATCAGCGATCATGATCGGCATGTTCTTTTCATAGACGTACCAGGTACTTAGAGCATCCACCAAGTTGTATTCGAGGAGCTCTTGGACCGGGATTTTTGTGATGTCTTTAATTTCCTCAACAGCATAGTTGCCTGCAAATTCAACAGCTTGATCTTTAAGGCTAAGCTTATTTCCCGAAGTTGAGTTCGTAGCCAAGTAACTGATGATTTTGGTATCATGGATCATTCCCTCACAAGCCAGAACATCGAAAATCTCTTCGTAATCGTACGCGCTGGTGTCTTTAGATAGTTGGTGGATAAGCACGCTTAGGTCGTAACTGGCGTTGTGAAAGATCAGCCGGCGTTCTCTGCCCCTTTTGTACGTTTCATGAAACCTGGTGAAAAAATCAATAAGAATCCGACGTACATCTTGGTTTGGGAAATTTGGTGCCCAATCAACTTGGAAAGCAATACCCTCATGCTTGTTCCAAGCGAATGCAATGCTGGCGATACCGGCATCATCAATATGCAAACTAAACCCTTCGATGTCACACGTCACCCGCAACTTATTCACAACGATGTATGTTAGTGCGTTTCGAATTTCATCGAGTGTCTGGGGATAATAGCATTTTTTGATGATGCCAGTTCCAGGATCCTTGTATTTACCCTGTCTATCCTCGATCACAGATTTCATTGCTGTGGTAATGGATGCTTCGGTCTTCACTGGATCATAGAACGCCATTTTGTGGTTTGGGATAAACCCAACCCGCAAATGTTTAAGATGCTCGAAGTGGTCCTCATGGGGAGGTGTTAGAGAGCCCACTTCGAGCGCCGCTTTCGCGGAACCGGTAAAAGTCTTGTAGTAATCGGGATTAGCGATCAATACGTGCTTAATTTTGGTATGCTTAAGCTTCTCGAAAAGCTCGTTGAACCACTCACGACGTTCAGCAACTGAGAGTGGCTTCTTTTTCTTTTTGGGACCTGACAGGAGATAGGGCAGCTGAACAGCTGCAGTACGATCGAGAATGCGCTTTGCTGGCTCTCCTTGAGCGATCAAGCCTTTATCGAGATAGGTTCTCTTCATCTCTGCATAATCAAGTTCATATGAGAGAATGAGGATTTCTACATCGTTAGGCTCAAAGTCGTTTGAAAAGCCAATCCATCGCATCAGTACGCTGTCCGTCTAAAAAGGAACCGATTGATAGGATCGTCGACACGGTTGTAGTGCGCGAAAAATGAAGCTTTCGCTTTATCTTCTGGATGGAACTTTGAGTCTTCATAGAAGGCTGTATCGTTCTTCTGGCAGAAGAGATCCAATCGGCTCAGTGAGTCTGAAAGTTGCATAAGGCCCCGCGGTGCGTTGGCACAGTATCGACTGGGGTTGCCTTCAGCAAAGCGCTCAAGGGCTCCCAGGAAATGGGCGATATACGTTGTGTGTTGCTGAACCTCAACACGGTTCAAGCGGAGAAATTCTGCTTCTTCCTCGAGGCTGGGATCGATGATTTCGATACCATCTTTGCCATAGGCGCCGTCGACAACGAAGAGCTCAGACTTGTAATAGAAACCGTGTTCGGATCCCCCAAGGACCTGGTTCTTCTCAACAAGACGTTTAGTCTCTTGACCAATGAGTTCCTGTTCCCGTGCCTCAAGTGAAGCTTGAATTTCAACGAACACCAGCTTGGAAATGAGATCGTCTTTCCAAGCTTGGATCAGTTCATCGTCTGTATGGCTCATGGGATATACAAACCTCTCTGATTTTGGTGAATGCCGCGGTCATAGACATAGATTCGTTTCCGCGCACGAGACGCACCAACATACAGCATACGGCGTAGCTGGTTTACATCTCGAGACGTGAAAATATCATCCATGATCAGAATGACCGAGTCATAAGTCGAGCCTTGAGCTTTATAGACTGTCGAGGCTTCACGGTTACGGAGATCGATCCACTCTTCCTGGAGCTTGTAGAACAGCTTCCAGTTCCGGAAATTTTTCGACTTATAATGACGTCGAAGAGAATCCCATGCATCACGATTAGCTGGATATTTCACAGTGTATCGGGAAGTGAACGCAGAAGAAACTTCCACCATATAGGCATCCAGAGAATTGTGATCATCGATCTGAACCTCCTCAGGACCATAGACGCCATGAATTTTGACTTGCTCTTCGACATTGAAAGATGCCTGGGCAGAGAGTGGAAAGTGGGAGTTACAAACCATCCGCTCACCCACAGTCGGATAATCAGGCAAACCACGAATACCCCGGATAAAATGGTTATAACCGATTACTGCTTTGTTGGTGTAACAAAGGATCCGGCAAGCCAGCTCAGGATCGTCTGCTTTCATGGTTCCATTAGGGCCGTAGATGCCCTCGATGAGTAGCTTCAGCTGATCGCCATTGATGAAATCAATCTCACCCGGTGCCTGCTTCCATTTTGTAAGCTGGTCTTTCGGCCGCTCGAGAAGAATATCTTCTTTGAGGCCCTCACATAGTTCCTGCAGCGCCGGCGAACCAGCGTTACGGACAGGCGTTGTAATCTCGTAATGGCGGTTTCCAATGTCAGCGAGAGCCACGGCAGGAGAAAGCTTCTCCATAACCGGCGGCAATTGATTTTTGTCACCGACATAGATGATCTTACAAGTTTCGTCGGTCGCTTCCTGAAGGATCATATAAAGATCTTTATCGATCATAGACGCTTCATCGATGAAGAGCATCACATTCGAATGGATCTTATAGTTGTTGGTTCGCTTCAGGTAAGTCTGACCGGTCGAATAATCCGTCATAGGGACCACACCCAAGAATGAATGGATTGTCTTGGCTTGCCGGCCAGTTTGCTCACCCAAAACCGCAGCGGCTTTGTTAGTGGTAGCTGTCAGCATCAATTCCATGGGTGTTCGCTGAAGCGACATGGATTGATTGTACGCACTGATTGTTGCCGGCAGGAGACTGACCAGTTCACGGGTCAGATAGGTCTTACCAACACCAGGGGATCCAGTCAGGAAGAATTCCTTGTCCGGACCAATGATGTAAGTGGCGAGAGTATCTGCCGCTTTTTGTTGGTCAGCGTTAAGTTGGGGAGCTGGTTGGGTCATTATTTTTCCTCGATCAGAGCGCGGTCTGAATCTAAAATTTCAACATTCTCCACGCTCGTCATACCTGAGGATAACCATTCCCAGACAATGTCAGCTGGCTCGAGATCTCCCGAGTCATCAACAAACCATTGCGGAACGTTGACTGAAAGTGTGCATTTTACCGTAGCTTTTAGCATCAGTCTTCCTCGATATTAATGAGAGTGCCATAAGGCACTTCGGAGTTTGGATTACCTGAGACCACCCAAATAAGAGGTGGGCCTGGCGGTTCTTGTGGGATCCCCACATACAAGTCAGTGAAGACAACGATAGCATTGGGCATATGCTCTTTAGCGTGAGCCCAGACTTCTTTTAGATTGGTTCCACCGCGGCCGGTGACAACAATTTTCTCGAACTCATCGTCTTCTTCAAACTCGTAGAAATCCTGAAGCTTGGTATCAAAAGTGATTAGCACAAGCTTCTCGGGATTATAGGTATCCTTGATGTATTTCACTTCCGAGTTGAAGCGTTTGATCTCTGCATCTGAGATGGAACCAGAGACATCCAGGTAATAGTGGATCAGCTCCAAACCAGACCGCCCGACACGGCCCGGTAGCATTGGATCGCTATATCGGCGGTTCGGTCGGCTATAAGAATATTCTACGGAAGAGAGTGCTTCAAAGAAATTGACCAGGATCTCTTGCCAAGGAAGCTTCGGCTTGAGGAAATCCTCAATCATCTGCTTCACTTCACCTGGCATATCACCGTGGTTTTTGGACATCTTGGAAGCGGTCGACGCATTGTGGACATTGCCAAATGCTTTTTTGGCAATCTGGTCAGGGGTCATACCTCCCTGCATCGACTCAGGACCATCTCCGGCCTCGAAGAAGTCACCATCCTGAGGATTGACGACTTCTACCTTGTTGTCCATCAGCCAGTCGTAGACTTGATCGGTGGTCCAGCCATCGAACTGGGAATCCATCAGGTAAGGAAACCCATCCATGTAATAGCCGCCAGACTTGAGCATATTGTTGATTACATAGTCTGCAGCGACATTCCAGATATAAGGATGTCGTTTCTCTCGACGTCCCATGTGCTGGAAAGCGATATGCCAAGCTTCGTGTGCAAGCACAGTGACTTTGCTGTCGCGATCCAGGGATTTAAAGAATTCTGGGTTCCAGACCATGAACACGCCATTTGTGGCGGCTGTTGGAATTGAACGATCCCATTTGAAAGAGATCGAGGCTACAAGAGGACCCAAGAAACCATTCCATTTCTTCTGGAAGAGCCGAACTTTCACAGCATCCAGCATACGATTGAGCTCAATCATATCACCTTCAGTTACTGGTTCGTCGGAGATATAGTCCTCAGGATTGAATGTGGGTTGGGTCATAAATCACCTATGAGCGGTTGGCTTTAGAGATGATCTTCATAGAGAATTTGCGGAATTCTTCGCTCTCGCGGTCCATATTAGGCAGACGTCGAAGAATGTGCCGGCAGAAGAGCATTTGGAATTCGCCGCCAAACTTTTGAACGTAAGGCAACACTTTTTCCACATCTGTCTTTTCGACTTCTGCACCAATCCAGGAGATCACAGCGAACTTAGCTGTAGGTTCTGGAGGTGGGGTCAACGCCTCATTGATTTTTGGATCAATGATGTGATCCCACTTGGGAAGGTCATTATAGACCTCACAGAATGAGATAAACTCCATTCCGGCGCCGGAACCAATAGTGCCACAGATTCGCGGCTGGTGAGCCGAACGATCAACAGTGACGTTATTCATGGTTCGATTGAGGAATTCCCAAGTCCGTGGACAAGCAAACGTATGGTCCTCATGGTCGGGGTTGAAGTTCATCAGCATGTTATTGTCGAAATTGACAAAGGCGGAGATCCGATGATCGATATTATGTTCAAGAGCCCACTCAGTCCACTCATCAACAGTGATCTGAAGCTGGTAATGAACAAGCCGCGACTGCAAAGCGGTCGACATCTTGTGGACCACCGCCTTATCCGTGATCAGGTTACCGCAAGCGATCATTCCACAATTTGGATGCAGGTTGAATGAACCAACCTGACGATCGAGAATGATTTTATACGCCGCGGCTTGAACGGCTTTATTGGCGGAGCTCAGCTCATCGAGGAGCAGAAGCCAACCGTTCTTGCGGGGAATTTGTTCTTCAGTAAGAGAATTCGCTTTATCGCCCATCCGAGCAAGAGCTTCTTGGTCAATCGGAAGAGGCTCTCCTTCCAGGGGGAAGATGTTGAACGGCGTGAACACAGCCTTATCGCCTTCCCGCATGGGATAGCCTTGCAAATCTTCTGGGGTACACTGGCTCAAACGAATATCGATCAGTTCGAGATTGTGCTTTTTAGCGAATTTTTTCGCGGAATCGGACTTACCGATACCCGGCGATGAGCGGACATAGGGCACCAGTCCTTTGCTGATACAAACCTCATACTCTTCCTGGAGCTGAGTGTGTCCGATAAAGTTTTCCATTGCAGTCATTGGGAGATCTTTCTTGGTTCTTATCCGTAGACTTTTTCCTCGATTTGTTCATCAGAGAAACCAAGGTTTTTCCAATAAGCGATACGGATATCGTCTAAAGACATTTTCATGTGAGTGCCGAGTAATTGATTGGCAATTCGGCGAGTGCCTTGCAGAGCAGGCTGCGCTCCGTGACCGGTTGATGCGCCGGCACGGGTTAAGCTCCATCGCTCTTCTACAACAAGCAAGAACCAGTAATGATTGCGAGCGAGGCTGATACGATGGATCTTTGTCCGAGAAGACATCTCTTTAAAGGTCACATCATACAGCTGCTCGATCGCATCAATGTGTTTCTGCTTACGCTGAGCGGGGTTTTTAGCGACAGTCTGGCCGCAGCAAGGGCAAATATCTAATTGCTTTGCTTTCACGGCCAGACCTCTACTTTTTCGCTTTAGGGCGCGTTACCTTGTGGATGAACTTGATGATCTGAGGCGCGTCGTACGCGTCTTCTTTCTCAGTATCGAGTTCTCGAATCGACATCATCTGAGGGCCTTTATTCGAGGTGTAAGTCAGAAGAACATCGCCGACGAGATACTTACCCTTCTCGAGTTTGACCTGAGAAGAGGCGCCGCCAGTGAATTTCACACGAACGGTGTAAGGCATGACCTTCCGGACTTCCTTGAAGACTTTAAAACCGTCATCAGTCTTGAGGACGATACCGTCTGCGTCTTCGCCGATCCAGGTACCGATGACGCCGGTTGCGACGTCTTTATAGAGCTGTGCCATTTGAGTGTTTCCTTGTGCTGGCGGAGCTGAGGACCGTTTTGGTCCGAGAAAATCTTCGAAATCGTAACCGAATTCTTCGCAATGAGCGGCGACCCGGGCATAGACCCCAAAAAGAGATAGCCACCAAAGGTGGCAACGCTTTTCAGATGGAAAATCCAAATTAGGATAATAACCCATCATAAAAAAAGTGATCCAGGCTGTCTCATGGCTAAAATCTTGCGCATGAAAAGTGAGGAATTCTTTCGCAAAGTTATGCCCTGCGAGCCATGCACTTTGTGCCCATCCTTCGTGATGATAGATAGGATGGCTATGCCGGCTGGCCAAAAAGCCTTCAACGCCGCGCATAAAAAAATAGGGATAACAATCTTGTCGGAGTGCTTGATTGTATTCGGTGATATTCCGGATATCGTTAGGCCACCAAGCCTGACCTGGCTGTTGATGCAGACGATCTGCAAATTCCACCAGATTTATATATTGTGCCATTTGGGAGTTCCTTAGTCTGAGTGGACGCCATCAATAAAGATAGCAAAGGGTCCAGTGATAATATGGACCGCAACGAAAGAGAGAACGATCGCGTATCGAGGATCCATATCTGGCTCCTCTTTTTTGTAATCGGCCATCATTTTTTCTAACGCATGTCTATTCGACAGAGCATTAGGCCAGCCTCGAGCCCAATCTATGGTCATTATGAAAATACCTAGAGAGGCCCAAAACTGGACTATCTCGAAGAGCCACATCACTTTTTGCGAGTGCGCTTCTTGGCGCTCACTTCTTCTGTTGGTTCTGGCAGAGCAGTGCTGATCTTCGTCGATGCGTNTTCTTCACCAGCATCTGGATGGCCTTCAATGACCACACGCCCCGTAGGGCTATAGACNAACGTCTCTTGTCCGCCGAGGTCCCAGTCGACCACGTTTACNCCTGCCTTNGAGGTGCCGTGTCGACGGAGTCCGACAAAGCCGGACCCCATCTTCGCAAATACCTCACCTCGTCGCAGGTAAGCTTCATGTTGGGATTGAATGCCACCCTTATTCAGGATGACGATTGAATTCTCAATGTGCTGGAACGTCAGCTCCGCTGTCTTGGACATTGTCTTGGGTCTCTTCAGCTACGGCGTCACCGTCAATAAGACGGTAGCCTGGTTGATTTTTTGCGTAGTATCCCGCGGCGCCTTTGATTGGCAGCTCGCTCATACCCGCAAAAACAAAGCCCTCGAGTTCGCTATTCAGCTGTTCGCCGAAATGCTTAATCTCTTTGGCTTCTTCGTTGATGTAATAGAACCGTGGTTCGGACATTGGGAGATCTCCGTTTCTGAATGAATGGAGATACTATCTTTGTCCTGGCCATTAGGCAAGGCTCCGGCTTCGCCGGGCCTTGCCTAAGGCCGTAAATTCTTGTGAATGAACATCATAAATCTGATGATCACCCCCGCAAAACAGACGACAATCAGCGCCGCTGCTACTTCATGTATCATTGAACTTTGATCCTTTTGGGATTGTGTTTTCGTTTTTGTTTGACGTTCCTGGCTTTCTTACCATTCGAGGTCAGATGCCAGTTACCGCAGATGTTGCAGTTATAGGTACTCAACCCGGTTGCGTTATGGCGAATAGCCATTTCGGCAGTTTCCTCAGTAACAAACGTACGTTTCCTTTTGCACTTACGTCGAACCATTGCGTCATGTGCTTTTAATCGTGACAACCCAGCGACCCTCCTCATTCTTGTGGAGTCGACCTTCAGCGTGGGCCACTCCCCGCTCCATTGCCTGTTTCTGGCAATAGAAGTTAGGAGAGTACCATACGGCAGGGCTGATGTTGATGTACTGCTCAAAAGAAAGTCCGTTGATATGCGCCAGAGCACGCACTGCAGCTTCATTCAGAGGGTAATTAATGGCTGCAGCTGTAAAACCACAGTTCCGGAAATCTTCTTCAGTCGCCTTCGGACGGGTTTTCATTTTCAGACACAAGTTCACGATGAATTCCCTCCTCTCCGTAGATGCGAATCATTTCTCCGTCAGATTTATTCTCACGGTGTTTGATCCATATGGCGCAGAGCGCGCATAAAGAACGCCCCCTGTCCTGGTTCCACCATTGCTGGTATTTCTTTTCCATAGGCTCACCGCAACAGGTGCAGGTCATGGATGTCGCTTTTTTTGCCATCATTTTTCCCTTTCCAAAGTGAGTCGTATTTTGACGACTTTATGTTTGTCTTGGAATGCCAGGTGATTGAAATCTCTGGCCTCCTGCCGGGTTTTGAATGAGCAAAGCTGTCCCTTGAAAGATACGAAAACAGGGCCATCACGGCCCTGTCCCAGTAATCCCCACAAGAGAAAGCTTCTATTTGGTTGGGTTGGATCCAGCATTGGCAAGAAGCTCCGCATAATGATTGACGCAATGACGATCCAAATGCTTAGGAAGTTCTGAGCATTTAGCATGACACACGAAGAAATCTTCCCCCTCAACAGCAAGGCAGAGTTCTGCAGTCAGTTCAGCTACTTTCTTCCGGTCTTTTTCGGATTGATCACCGAGCCACCAAAAGACTATTACCGCCATCACCAGGAGAATACAGACGCCGATATCATTCATTGAACCACTCCGGTTCTTCCCGCCATTCCAGGATGGCAGGTCGTTCTTGCTTTTCATCGATGACCCCTCGCCAGGAGAGCTCTTCTTCAGTGAAGGTAATCCGCATGTTATCGAGAGCATGAGGCATGTGCTTCATCTGGTTCGCCGTAGCGTACCCATCGAGGGCACGCACGATCAGGCGGAGTGATTCCGCCGGGACTGTGATCATTTTCATGGTTCTAGCCTTTCTACTTGAACATGTGGGTTAGGTGATTGGGGATCCAGAACCAATCTTTTGGCCTAGAGTCGCGAGAGTTACTAAAAACCTCAACCTCTCTGTTATTGAAAGCCAAAGCGCACGCAGTGAATGCGCCATTGTCTACAAGACAAGCTGCGGTATGGCCTTCCAGCTCGTCATGGCTCTTGGGAGGGCCAGTGAAAGGAATGGCATTTTTAATCAGCCACATCTCTTTCGACATGTCTGGTGGATTTAGGTATCGTCCCATTTTAATTCTCCTATGAGAGTGCGTAATCCGCATTGAGGATTGAATCGGCGATATTGCCAATTTTCTTGAGTTCCTGGCGGCGCCCAGTGATCTGAGTAGCGATGTCGCCAAGAATGTTTGATGCGCAGAGATCTCGCATGATGCGGTTATACTGCCGGCGCAGATCGTTTCCGTAATTCGGGTGAACCCGGAAGCAATCATGAATCGCCAAAACAGGGAAAGGATCCACTGGAAGTGTCTGGATCAGATCCATCACAGCGTGAGCTGAGACGATGTTGACGTTTTTCTCGTCGATCAGGTCGAGGACCCGAGCAGAGAGAAAGCCAGAAGCCAGGTACCGTTCCCAGAGAGCTCTCAATTCTTTGTCTTTCTTCCGGCCATGGCCTGAAGCAGACTTACGACGTTCACGTCGTTTGATCGCAATGTTGCAAGCGCTCTCGACTTCACGAATGCGCTTAGGATTGTGGTAGCACCGACGCACCATCTCTCTGACAATCATCCCATCGATCGAGTGAACGATATTTGGAGAGAGTGACAGGCCCTTAGGTGTGCCTTTGGCTTGCTTTGTGAACACCTCCACTGGTTCCCCAAAGAACTGGATTTCATTGATCATGTTCTCTTCGACAGCCATTGAGATTTCAAAGCCGTCCGGAACCACCCACTCATGTTCGGTGGCCCAGGATTGCCAAAGACCCTTGAGAGCCAAGTTTAATGACCATGCACCTGGGATCTCGGTCTCCATGATATAATAGAAGAGCTTCAGAGCATCTGATCCCTCACCGAACAGCTGCCGCGGCATAGCCACAGAACCGTAGAGCGATGTCATGATGGCATCTTTCAGTTCAGGTCGGCCGGCTGACATCTTGAAAGTAGCCTGAGCCTGCATATCCCCGAAGAGAGAAGTATAAGCGTCTTCACGCTTACCTGTGTTGATCATTCCGCAACGGCGGGCAGATTTTTCACAGTTTGCAAGTATTGCCAGTATCTGTAGGCCCGATGAGCAGGCATCGAGGGAGATCGCATAACCGGTGGGATTTCCGTCGAGAGTATCCCGATACGCTTGCAATCCGTTAAAGTATAAGGCGGGATCATCAGCGCTTTCGATGAGGTCGACCAGATTGCCTGCGGCCTCTTGCTGATTAAACCAATGGATGCGGTCTTCGAAATTGAGCTTTTCGAGGTCCTGTCCATTATGATCTCCATAGTTGGAAGCGATATCGATCTTGAGATAATCAAGAGCGGAGTATTCTGTGAATGTGAATGTCATGCTTTTACCTTAAAACGTTGGTTCTCGAGGCTAAGCAGCCGAGGTATACTTTCAGCTGCATGTTCGAGGTTTTTGCGAGAGGCTGGAATTACCCCACGGTACATGAGGTCTCTGAAGTACAACGCTTGAAGCGTGTCTTCCAATATCATCTCAAGCTTGTCTCGTTTGATAATTTCGTATTTGCGAGAATTGTGCGGCTTTATCGAATTAGCTTCGACCGCAAAATACAAGCCATCCTTATTAGGGAGGCTTGTATCGAAATTCACTTTCCATGCATTAGGAAAGTCTCCTGGATACATTTTGTATCCCCAGCCTGGTTGATCTCCGATATATACAAACATCAGCTTGTCTTTGATCGACGGGTTCTAGCTTGGATATGCGAAGAGCGATTTTCCAAGATATACTCAAGATCTTTGATATCTTTAGGCTCCTGGAGATCGAGCTTCAATCCAAGACGATCACATCCCCAATAGATACAAGCTTCTTGGTTCCGACGACACATAACAACAACGGTGTATGCTGGTGTCATTGCGGCGCCGCCTATGCCCCCATATCCAAGAGCTGTGCTGCTCCATTGCTCCGGGAACATGACAACTTCGAGTTCTTCATAGCGAGGACGTCGTTCAGCATATGGAGCATCTCGAGGGTCAATACCCTCTTTTTTCATTGCCGCAGTCCAGCGTTGATATCTGATCGGAGATAAATCTCGATGGATAGCTGCTCCCATCGCTTCAGTGAGTGTTTTGGATGGATGTTCAATTTGCATTATAAGCCCTCCTCTTGAGCTTGGGCATGAATGAGATCTCGCATTGTTTCAGCGAGAGATTGGTTTCGGTGGAAAGACATCCAGTAGAGTGCGACATAGAATCTCGACTCCAAAGGCACCACGACTGTACGTGGACGCCCGTCTGGTGGCTTGGCTCGAAGCTTTTTACGACCGTCTTTAGGCATTATTCCATCTCCGCGGCTATGCGCTGCAAAGCGATGATTAAATTGCGTATGCCTTCCTTATCCAGAACAAGGGATTCCTGCATTTGCTCATCTTCTATGGAGACAATATTTTCATCTATAAGTGAGACAGTTGCCGTTATATTAGAGTAAGCGTTAAATTTAATGTCAGGCATGGATTAATTCCTTATTAGCGAATTCAACGACAGCCTTGTTCCAAGACGTACCTTGATAGTTGACGTGGTAGCCTTGGCAGTAGGTTCTGCCGCGGCGATCATATTTATGGGTTAGCCAGAATCTGTCCCGGATCCCCATCAAAGCGTGCATGACATCCTTGGAGGACTGATCATACTTCTCGAAGGCTTTCCGGCGCAGCTC